GGATAGCCCGGCTGGTGGACCCTCAGCAATTTTTGATTTCTACTATAGAACCTTATTGCAAAGCGAGAACATGTAGTGTTTAAGAATACAGCATCTCAGCAGTGGATAGTATTTGCTTTTCAAGATGAAGGTGGTGCAAATCCTGGCGAGCCCATAGCGGGCGATGCGGCGCAGATTACAGCTAATGTGAGAATAGATGCTGGTGCTGCAAATGCTGTTGATGATTTAAACCCAACAGAGTTAGAAGATGGATACTACTCTTTTGGTATAACGGCAGCAGAGTCTAATGGGGACTCAATCGTAATAACCCCAGTCAGCTCTACAGCTAATGTTAATGTCATTGGAGTTCCGGGTGCGGTTTATACTCGTACTGATGTGTCTGGTGTAGAAGCTAAGATAGACATTATTGATACCAATGTAGATGATATACAGACACGCCTGCCCGCTGCTTTGATAAGCGGTAGAATGGATTCTGATGTAGAAGCTATCAATGATAGTACAGTCGCGGCAATCCAGCTTGCGCTAAGTGCCGCAGAGATTGAGGACGGGACATTTGAAGGAACACCTAGTACCACTACGCTCCAGACAGACTTAGCTGAGACGCAGGATGACATCTACATAGGTCGCGTTATCATAATTACGTCCGGCAACGCCCGAGGCGAGGCCACTGACATCACTGATTACACGGGCGCGTCAGGTACGCTGGAGGTCACGGCACTGGCTAATGCGCCAGCAGCCACTGATACGTTCATCCTAATATAATGGCCCAGATTACTCGCTTAGGACTTTATGGCGGAGCACGAAGTCTTTACGGAAGTTTCGTAAAGCCAACGGCTACGAAAAGCTTTGTTAAACTATTCACCCGCCACGCACTATATGGGGGAGCACGTCAGCCATACGGCAGCTTTGCCGGAAAGGTTGTTGCGGGCAAGACAGGCGGGCCATTTACTAGACATGCCTTATACGGAGGAGCAAGACCGTTATATGGAAGTTTCGCGGGAAAGACTCCTGCACCACCTGTTACGAGAGTAAAGGTGTTGAGACGAACAATTAGTATGAATGTATTAGGAATGATGGGACGTAGACGATGAGTAATAGCGGAGTAAGCTTACCTATTGATGTGAATGGCTCCCCTTTGGGAGCGGTAGCCATCATAGCTACTACTAATCTAGCATCGGTAACAGCATCCTCGGCTGCAACACTATTGCCCGGTAGCTTGGGTGAAGGATTAGTATATAGATTTATGTGTACACAAGATTGTTATTTAGCGTTTGGTACGGCTAGCGTAGTAGCTAGCTCTACCGACCAGCTTGAGACCTATGGAGGGGGCTTTGGTAAAGTACCATCCGGTGCTACCCACTATGCTGTTATCAGAGAATCAACTGACGGTATTACAAGTATGTCTGAGGTAGGATAATGTCTATATTTTTACCGCATCCCGGTGATTCACGAGTTCAAGATTTAATATCTGAGCATGTAATATCACCTACAGGTAATATAAATGATGATTTTAAAGAGGCTCTCGGTCAAGCATTAGGTTTAACTATTGCACAAATTAAAGCAAAGTCTATAGATGATTTATGGAAACAATACATTGTTGACACATTAGGATTTACGTTTCAAGGCAATCATATAAATAATTATGCAGATGAACCTAGCTTTACATTTCCGGCTGCATTATCGTTTACTCCAGAATCAGGATTTGGAGGAAGTGGTACTATTAAAGATTTAGAATCTTATACAATAACTGCTGGGAGTGGCTTTGGTACTAAAAGCCAAGCGGCTTCTAAAGTATTCGATACATTTGATACCTATTATAATAATGGGACTGCTGAAACACCTTATTCTGCTCTGAACTCTGGGGATAATATCCCTTTTAGCTCCAACGACCCGTTTGATAGCAATTTAGGAGTTTGGAGAGCAGAAGCAGCAGCAGCATACGGAAGAAGAACACTAGGATACCAAACACCAAGCTCGTCAGGGTCTTCATTTGATTATTTTATGGACGGTTGGCGAGGCTGGATAGCCCCTGAAGGGAATAAGATTTATGTCAGATGGTATTTTTGGATAGAAGAATCCGGGCATATTAAACAAGCCTTAGATGGCGCGCACAGCACATCGGCCACTGTTTTGACTGTGACTCCTGGTTCCGTGGTAATAAATGATGCAAGCCCATCTTCATTTCATACTGTGGTTGTTGTATTGGATGATGCTTCTTTTCACAGGACAGTACAGGCCGACCCTAAATTAACCCCCACCACATTAAACATAACCGACGGTCTTGCCAGTGCCGCGGCTGACGCCAATGATTTTTATTTCAGATTAAACGATTCAACCAAGTTCATAAGAATTTGGGACGTTGCTAGTGGTGCAAGTGATCTACTACAACTTTCGTGGACATGGACCCTTATATCGGCGGCAGGAAATAATAACAATTCTGATACAGATGCTATTCCAAGGGCTGGTGGTTCTGGAACTTGGAACCTCATGGAGATTGAGGTTTTTCATCCACAGGAAGAAGTCGATGAGGCAACTGGCGAATATAAGGCGTGGTTGAATGGTACTCAGATAGGTAGCACTGTTACTGGCGATATATCCAATGCAGGAACTTGGCCTTTTAGCGGGATTGTCCCGCGCGGAATCGGGCAAAATACTTCAGCGCCAGTCGAAAGATGGTTGTTGCCAGATAATTTTGTTCGTCTTGCAGAAATATATGCTGATACTACTACACAAAGAGTAGAAATAGGCGACCATGCCACAGATTTATTTTCCTCAACTATAAGAGAAGTTTGTCAACTATCAGCATGGTCTGATACTTCTATTACCTTTATAATAAATCAAGGACTGCATAGTTCTTTAAAAGATAAGTATGTCTATTTTGTAGACGATACTAATTCTGCAACTTTAGTAGGACAATACACATAATGGCTAAATTAGTAACTACAAATCTAGTATCAGGAGCAGGCTCCCACACAGCTATCAATAATAATTTTGATCTAGTTGAAACTGCTTTTGAGAATACGTTAAGCAGAGATGGTACTACTCCTAATTCTTTATCGGCACAGCTTGATTTAGGTTCAAATAGAATTATTAATATAGCTAATGCAGTAAATAACCAAGACGCCCTTACCCTAGCTCAAGCTAATACACTTACAGGTCTGAATGGTCCTTTAACTCGCTCAGGCGTAGGAGCGGTATTATATCCTAGAACAGCAGCAGAGGTTACAGAAGGTATTACACCTACTGATGAAGCTTATCCGGTAGGATTTATCCTACGCTATGGAGTAAATCCCGGCCCCAGCACGGATATGGTTGCTATTATCAATGACGCAATTTCCGTTATGAATACCGCAGGCGGTGGCACAGTATTGCTAGAGCAAGGTGTGGTCCATGCCGTAGACCCCGGTGTCTCTCCCATCATAATGAAACCGAATGTTACACTAGACTTGCATGGCTCAGACATTCAGCGAATTGGCGCAAATACGACCGCTAGGATGATCGAAAACGATGATTATCAAGCTGTTTCAGTAGATAGCAATATCCACATTATATCGACTGGAGCCAGAGGTAGGATTCTCGGCACCGGATCAACTACGGCTATTTCCGATCAAGGCGCTGGTATAGGCTGGTTTGGGTTGAAAGGTCCGTGGTCTATTAGAAATATCTATTTCGATGATACCAATGGTGACGGAATTTCGTGGCGCGAAGTTGGGACCGGGTATCTTGAAGACATCGAAATAGACACCTTTGGTCGCAATGGCATTTCTCCTACCTCAAACCTTACCGATACGCGGGTTTATTGGGAAAATGTGATTGTCAACGGCCCCATTATAGCTGGTGCCAATCCGGGGATCGGGATAAATGCTGAAACTAACAATACGTCGGAGACAACCGATATGGTTTGGACGGGGGTTAAGTCATTAAGCACAACCTTCGCTGATCTGTTCACAGTGGCTTCCGGTGCGTTTGACCATAAGATACAGATGAATGGCTGTGAGTTTGGGCCGGTATTTAAAGCTCTGCACATCATCTCAACCAATATCACTAATGCAGCTAGTTTTTATGTAGGCGCTGACACGCTCTGTGAGGGCTTAGGTACTAATGGCCCAGCAGTAACTATCAAAAATGTTAACGGAGTAGTGCTGGGAGGTAGGGGTGATTGCGCGGCATCTACTGGTGTACCTATTGCGCTTCTTATAGAAGGCACGGTCGATAATTTGAAGTTGCGAGGATTTAAGGCAGTAAACGCAGATTTTGGTTTACAGTCCTTCTCTACCGCTAGACTGAACAACTCAGAAATTAGTGATTGCGATTTGGGAGCTATTTATCTAGGTGGTCTTGGTAATACCTTTTCAAATACACAGATTGCTGCACTCACGATCAACGGTGCGGACTCGATAGATAATAAATTTATTGAATCTAGGCCAACATCTGGAGCTGTAGCTAATAGTGGTGATTTATCAGCGCAACGATATATTGCTACACCGGACACAGAAATAGTTTCGGCTATAAACGTAATTACTGCTATCGAGTCAGGGAAAACATTCTATCTAAATTTGGTAGGGGGCTTTACGTCTACTCTTCCTACTCCGGGGAATGGACTGAAATTCAAGTTTGTAGTTACAACCGCACCTACTACTGCTTATATAATTACCACCAATGCAGGCGCTAATATCTTAGAAGGTACATTTTTGGATATTGTAGGAGAGTTGCAAGCTATAGCGGCACAGGATACTTTGAACTTTGTTGCCAGTGCATCTCTTGTTGGCGACAGTTTAGAGGTTGAGTCTGATGGTACTAATTGGTATTGCACTGCATTTTCTAAAGCTGACGGTGGTATCACCGTGAGTGTAACTTAATGACACCTGCTGAACAAATCAGACTAGCAGCTGAAGGAGACCTTAAGACCTTTATAAACTTAGTTGCTCCTCATAGAGTATTGGGCAAGATACATGAGGAGCTACTTAGATGGTGGGAGCGAGACGAGGCACAGTCTCACCAGCTTGTATTGGTACCTAGAGACCACCAGAAGAGCGCGATGATGGCGTATCGTGTAGCGTGGACTATTACACGCAGACCAGACGTGACTATCCTATATATATCGTCAACCAGTAATCTAGCTGAGAAGCAGCTTAAGATGATTAAGGATATACTGACCAGTAGAATCTATAATAGATACTGGCCTAACATGGTACACGATGAGGAGGGTAAGCGCGAGAAGTGGACCAATTCTGAAATATCAGTAGACCACCCAGTACGCCAAAAGGAGGGTGTACGAGACAGCACAGTATTTACCGGAGGACTAACAACTTCTCTTACGGGGCTGCATTGTAACGTAGCAGTACTTGATGATGTTGTAGTTCAGGAGAATGCGTATACCCGCGACGGTAGGCGCAAAGTACGCAGCCAGTACTCCTTGCTAGCGTCTATTGAATCAGCAGACGCGCAGGAGTGGGTAGTAGGGACTAGGTATCATCCTGACGATTTGTACGGAAACCTAATTGAGATGGTAGAAGAAGAGTACAGTATTGACGGACACATAACTAGGGAGGCATCAGTTTATGAGGTACTACAGTACGAAGTGGAGGACCGAGGAGACGGCTCGGGAGAGTATCTGTGGCCGCGACAGCAGAGAGGAGATGGTCGCTGGTTTGGATTTAGTCAGCGCATACTTGCCAAGAAACGAGCGCAGTATTTGGACCGTTCCCAATTCTACGCCCAGTATTATAACAATCCTAATGACCCTGGAAATGAAGCAATAGAAAGCCAGTACTTCCAATACTATGACAAGCAGTTCCTTTCAAGGACTAATAATAAGTGGCACTTCAAGCATACGCCGTTGAACATATTTGCTAGTATTGACTTTGCGTTTTCACTTTCTAATAAGGCTGACTACACAGCGGTTATTGTTATAGGAATTGATCCCAACAGTAACATCTATGTGCTGGATGTGGACAGGTTCAAGACCAACAAGATAAGGGAATACTATGACAGGCTGCTCAAGGCCCATATAAAGTGGGACTTTAGAAAGATGAGAGCAGAGGTCACAGTAGCACAAGAGGCTATCGTAGAGGAGCTGAAGGCTATCATGCGCGAGCACGGACTGTCTATCAGCATAGACAAGTACCGCCCCAACAAGTATGAGGGCGTCAAGGAAGAGCGCATACAGGCCGTCCTACAGCCCCGGTATGAGAACCACAGCATGTGGCACTACTACGGAGGCATGTGCGAGGAGCTAGAGACAGAGCTTCGCAGCCCCCATCCTAAGCACGACGACCTGAAAGATGCCCTTGCTAATGCAGTGGCTATAGCTATACCGCCTAGAGCTAGGGCGCAGCAAGCTGCGCTTGGACAAACACTTCAGTTTAATTCTAGGTTTGGTGGAGTAAGTTTTAGATGACTAGACAGACATATGATGTACAAGAATATTGGTCTCAGGAGAGCATGGCTGAGCAAATAGCCAATGAGTGGCATCGCTTTAAGAGTGCTAGGTCTCAGTGGGAGCAGGAGAAGAGGGAGCTTAGAAACTACATCTTTGCAGTAGATACATCTACTACAACTGTAGGAGACACTACCCCGTGGAAGAACAGTACTACCATACCCAAGATATGTCAGATTAGGGACAACCTGCACGCCAACTACATGGCAGCTATGTTTCCCAATGACGACTGGTTTGACTGGGTAGCCAGTGATAGAGATAGTGCCAAGAAAGAAAAGCGTAAAGCTATACTGGCCTACATGGGCAACAAAATGGCACAGTCAGGGTTTCAAGAAGAAATATCAAAGCTTGTCTACGACTACATAGACTATGGCAACGCCTTTTCTGAGGTAGTGTATATAAACGAAGTACACGAGCCAGAAGACGGTACACCTGTATCAGTATACAGCGGACCTATGCTCAGGCGTATCAGCCCACTAGACATAGTGTTCAGAGTTGATGCGGACAAGTTTGAGAACACCCCAAAAATTAAACGCTCCATTGTATCCATAGGACAGCTAGAAAAGATGATGACTATGGAGGGAGAGACAGAGTGGATACCTGATTTGCTTACTAAACTCGAAAATCGAAGAGAAGCATTTATATCCATAGGGCTGGAGGACGCGGCCAAACTCGATGGCATGAAGATTGATGGCTTCGGGTCACTACTCCAGTATGTAACATCAGGACTGGTAGAGCTACTGGAGTTTGAGGGAGATATATATGACATCACCTCGAAGGAGCTTATACAAAATAGAAAGATAATCGTAGCTGACCGGGCATTTGTGGCCTACAACCAGCCCTTTCAGAGCTGGCTTGGTAGGTCCAATAAGTTCCACGTAGGGTGGAGACCCCGCCCCGATAACCTCATGGCTATGGGCCCTCTGGATAACCTAGTAGGTATGCAGTACAGGTTGGACCACCTTGAGAACCTAAGGGCTGATGTATTTGACCAGATAGCACACCCTATTGTTTATCAACGTGGGTATATAGAGGAGTGGAGCTGGGTTCCGGGCTCTCGCATTCATGGAGATACAGAGTCGGATTTAGATGTTCTAGCACCCGACGCAACAGCTTTGAATGCAGACTCTCAGATGGAATTGATTATGGCTCGTATGGAAGAGCTTGCCGGAGCCCCTAAAGAGGCTATGGGTATTCGTACCCCCGGAGAGAAGACAGCCTTTGAGGTGCAGTCACTAGAAAATGCATCAGGAAGAATCTTTCAGAACAGAGTTAATCATTTCCAGAAAATGCATGTAGAGCCTGCTATGAATCTGATGCTTGAGCTAGCTCGCAGGAACATAGAGAACCCGACGCTGATTGCAGTGACGGATTCTGATGTAGGAGTTCAGGAGTTCCTGAACATAACGCCTGAAGACATCAAGGCGAAAGGAACCTTACGACCAATAGGAGCACGACACTTTGCTAGAAAGGCACAGCTAGTGCAGAACTTGAACAGCTTTGGTAACTCTATTATATACCAAGACCCAGCGGTACAAGCCCACATATCAGGACTACAGCTAGCCAGAGACATGGTAGAGCTGCTAGGACTGAGTGATGAGCTAGTACGTGAGAACGTGCGTATAGCAGAGCAGGCCAACACACAGAGACTCTTGAACGTAGCGCAAGACCAAGTCGTAGAAGAGTCTGTTGTAGACACACAAGGACCCCCGCCCAATGAAGAAGAGGAACCTACACAGTAACTGGTTCATCAATTATAGAGACGATGATGAAGAGGCTACAAAATACGAAGAACGCTTGAATAACTCGACCGAGATATTCGATAGCTTAAGAGAGTTTATAGCTGGCTTTCAGAGAGACTCGAAGGCAAGGGAAAGAAAGATTAGTGACCCTAATTGGCATACCTTGCTCATCAGAGAGAACGGCTATGCCCAAGCACTGGAAGACCTGAAACAGATATTACCTAAAGGAGAGACCGATGACTAAAGACCTATTCGATTCGGCGGGGAAACCTGCCGCCCAACCAGATGACCCCGCCCCTGTAGTAGACGACAATCTACTATCACTGGTGGGAGATGGAAAGCAATATAAGACCTCAGAAGATTTGGCCTATGCACACCGGAAAGCTAATGAATTCATCAAACAGTTAGAAGATGAAAACAGAGGCATAAGGCAAGAGCTGGAAGTAACAAATCAGCGAGCACAGGAACAGACCACTATGCAGGACCTTATTGCTAGGATGGAAGACGCCACACAGAGCAGTGGAGAGGCAGACGCCACACCCCTGAACCCTGATGCCGTACTGAAGATGGTTACATCCCATGTAGACCACTTGAATGAGGAGGCGCATCAAAAAGCAAACCGCGTTGCCTCAAACACATTGCTATTGCAACACTATAACGACGACGCCGACAAGGCTCGTCTGCATTTGGAGACCAAGGCTAAGGATTTGAATATTAGCATGGATACGATTGCAAGACTTAGTGAGCAGTCTCCGACTGCATTTGCAGAGCTTATGGGAGTAGCTAAACAAGAGCGGGTCGTGCAAGAACCGACGACACCAGCTAATGAATTGCGTCCAGAAGGTACGCAGGATAATACTACGCAACGAAGGAATAAAGCGTATTATACAGCTCTAAGGAAGGAGCTAGGTATCCGGTACTGGGACACAAAGATACAACAACAGCTGATGTCAGACGCTCAAGCGCAAGGCCCGGAGTTTTACACATAACGTAAAGGAGCAGTCCAATGATGGACACTGTCAATAGTGCCCTTCTGATTCGTTCCGAGTTGTGGAGTAGCGAACTTAAAGAAGTACTTCAGGACCAATTACAAGGTATGGGATATGTACGATTCCTTTCCGAGTTTCCTGATGGCACTACTTTCACCATTCCAAGTATTGGTGAATCGACTGTCCGAGACTATGTAGAGAATCAGCCGATTGTCTACGATGCTTTGGACACAGGTGAGTTCCAGCTTACAATCACGGAATACCTCAGTTCGGGTAACTATATCACGAAAAAGGCGCGGCAAGATGCCTTCTACTCTGCGGAGCTAGAAGCATCCTTCGTGCCGAAACAAGCGCGGGCACTAGCTGAGAAGCTAGAGTCCGACATCATGGCTCTCGGAGCTGGCGGAGCATCGGGCGGCCAAACAGCCGACGATGCAAACGTCATCAACAATGCAGACCATCGTTTCGTAGCAACAGGAACAAACGAAACAATGGCTATTGCTGATTATGCGAAAGCCCTTTTTGGCTTGAAGAAAGCTAACGTGCCTGACCAAGCACTTATCGGTATCGTTGACCCTTCAGTTGAGTTCGAGTTGAATACAAGCACTAACCTAGTTAATGTGAGTAACAACCCGCGCTTTGAAGGAATCATCACTACGGGTATTGCAAGCGGTATGCGGTTTGTTAAGAACGTATTTGGCTTTGACCTGTTTACAAGTAACTACTTGGCAACAGCGAATGAAACCATAGTCTTAACAACGGCATCGGGTAAGGCTAATATGTTCTTCTCAGCTGCGGACCAAAGGAACTTACCATTTATTGGCGCTTGGAGACAAATGCCAGAAGTAGATGGTGAGTACAATAAGGACTTCCAGCGCGAAGAGTACGTTACAACCGCACGTTACGGACTGAAAGTTTATCGTCCAGAAAACCTTGTAGTCGTCTTGTCTGACGATGACCAAGTCTAATCATAGGAGTATATAATTATGAGTAGAAATGAATACTGGGCTAATCAGGACGGACTAAACGTAGGTTTCGGTGTACGCACAGGTGCAGACGGCTATCTAGTCGATGCAAATAGTGCGGGCATTGTGAAATCAGGCGTTATGCGGATTGTACTAGCAGACCTAGAGGATACAGACTCAGTGACAGCAGTGTCGCCGGGTTTTGGCCGAGGGAACGCTATACATCTTACGCGAGGTTCACTCATTATAGACGCAAATCTAGTCACCACAGTAGTTACTGCGGGTACTGGAACACTTGACATTGGTACTTATGACTTCGATTCATCTTCCATAACGGTAGATGACGCGGACGGTATTGATGTAGACATCGCTGCTGCTGACTTCAACGCTCTAGGTGAAGTTGTGCAGTGCAATGGTGCTCTCGTTAACGCGCTCATCCAAGTTGGTGCAACATCCAACTCTGATGTCGTAGTTATCGCAGCGTTCCAGACCTCGGCATTTACTGCCGGTGAAGCAGAGTTGCATCTTAAGTGGATTGAACCACAGTCCGTTGACTCGATAGCTAACTAACCGGGAGGTGTAATTATGGCACAACCACCCGTTGCAGACAGCAAACTAGCCGATAGCTCTGACAATCCTCAAATAGGGGAACGCGGAGCGTCGGTGACAGCTGCCGCAGCTGCTACATATGCTGCTCCAGCTGTCACAGCTGCTAATCCCACTGCTCCTACTGCCTATTCGGCACATGCGAGTGGTGGTACCACAGTTACTTCTAATGCTGCGACTGATCTTGACACTACCGCCGCCGCTTTGGCGACGCTTGTCACTGAAGTCACAGCTTACGAAGTCGATATCAGTCAGATTATCGTTGATAATGCTGCTACACTCGTCGAACTTGACGATTTAGCAGATGACGTTGCGTTAATTCGCACCGCTCTTAACGATTTTATTGGCCGACTAGAGGCACACGGTTTAATTGCTGATAACTAAGAACTAGAGGATGGGGGCGTAAATCGGGAGACCGCTGGCGCGCCAGTATGGAAGCGGTGCCCCCTGACTCTTTAAGGAAAAACTATGGCTAAGCCAACACTACTAGACATCGTACAAGATGTACTTGCTGCTATGGATAGCGATGAGATCAACTCAATAGGAGATACTATTGAGTCAGACCAAGTTGCCCGTATGGTCAAGCAGATATACTTGGCTATGGCTGTTGAGTACGACTTTGAGGCGCACGATGAGTTAGCCCAGCTGACAGCATCGGGTACCACAGCACGACCTACACACATGACACTCCCTTCGGGGTTTTTTGATGTGGAGTGGGTACGGTATGATGTGCGTGTACTGGTAGGAGACGACCCCAGCTTTGTAGGGATACCATACAAGGACTCCACAGAGTTCATCACTATCCTGAACCTGAGGCGTACCGGAGATACTGAGGTAGACTCTATCACTGACTTGTCCGGGGTACCCTTACACATAATCAACGACAGAGCCCCCCAGTTCTGGACTACATTTGACGACGAGACTCTAGTCTTTGACTCATACAACAACTTACTGGAGTCTACACTGGTAGCCTCTAAGACCCAAATATACGGCAAGCAGGGCATTACGCTATCCATCACGGATACAGCGGTGCTAGACCTGCCTGAACACCTGTTTCCACTGCTGAAGGCGGAAGCCACTAGCATTTGTATGGACATATACAAGGAAGGGGTGTCACCGAAGGTAGAACAGCTGGCACAGAGACAGCGCGTAAGAGGCCAGCGGGTTAAGCATCAGTTTAATCCAGAAGCAAACTCAGCGCAAGATGATAGACTGCCCAATTATGGGCGCAGACCTAGGAGATAATGATGGAATTGACCCAAGCACTAACACGCGACATTGCATTCCCACAGAATATGGACCCTACTGGTAAGGTGTGGGCTATTTTCAAACACGACAAGCACCCATCCCTGTTTGTAGTTAACTGCTCTACACTAAACTCTACGGGAGAGATTATACCACGCCCGGAGGTTAATATACCAGAGCAATGTAAAGGCGAGTGGACACACCCCATGCGAGCACAAGCGGCTATTGAGGACTACCTCAACAAGACATGGGCTATGTCAGACGAGGCAACCAAACGCTCAGCAGCTAAGACACGAGCTAGGGCAGAGGCTATGGTACCGGCGCGAGAAGACACTGAACTAGAAAAATTTGTAGGTGAGTCTGTAACAGAGGCCATAGAGGAAACTCTTGAAGAGATGGTAGCCGAGGCACAAGAGGAAAAGAATGCCTGAACGTCCGGCACAAGAACAGCTATATCAGCTTACAGGGGGGCTTCATACAGAAGCCTCCGAGCTAATTAAGCCCCAAGGTACTACAGAGGACGAAGAAAACTTCGTTATGCTGAAGTCGGGCGCTCGCCGGAGACGTAAAGGACTGGTCCTAGAGGCCAGTGGTACTACCTTTACGTTTACGGTAGCCCCTGCTGCTGATGATGTGCTTGTGAGTTACAGGTGGAAGAATGTCGATAACGACCCCGACAAGGACTTTGTGGTAGTTCAAATTGCCAACCTGTTGCACTTCTATGATGATGAAGACAGCCCATTAAGCGGGAACAAGTCAACATATACAATAGACCTTGACGGGCATAATACAGCTACCCTCGGAGATGTTTCTATCTTCCCTGTTTCTATGACATCGGGCCGGGGTAAATTGTTTGTTACGGGTAAACGAGTACATCCATTTCATGTAGAGTTTGACGCAAGTCTTAGTCCTCCAATATTAGCCGTGCCTACCACTATACGCGAAAGAGATTTTGAAGGTATAGATGATGGTAATGCTCTGACTCTACACCCCACAACACTGACAGGAAACCATGAGTATAATTTGAGAAATGCAGGATGGGATGCAACAGATATAGAATCATATAATACTTCGGAAAGTGAATATCCGTCTAAAGCACAAATTCCTTGGCTAGCATTTCGTAGAACTGTGGTTGCTGGCTTTGCTGATGAAGATGGTACTAAAGCATTTCATGCTCCCAAATTAGCAGCGGAGGAGTTTAGAAATAAGAAGGCTCCCATAGGTGCATTTTTGAGAGACCCTTTTGATACTTCGCAAGCTCAAGGTGGAGCAACTTCATGGGCCATTACAACATGGACCTTTGTAAACAACGGCGCAACTTGGGATGTAACATTTACTACCAATGCCACACATGACATACTAGCCTCAGATAATGTGATTATATCAGGAAATGATTTTAAATATAATAGTAGTCTAAATCCTGAGCTTGGAAGTTGGAGCGGCACTCATCCTAGTGCTATTGTTAGTATACCTGCTGGTAATCAAGTATTACTTACGGGGGTGACAGCACCTTTTGATTGGCAAAGTTGGATAGACCAGTTTTTCAGACTTGGGACTATACAAAAAGAATCTATTGCTGTAGAGAATCCCGACTCCTATAGTACTGATGAGCGTTTTGAAGTAAATGAATTTTTTGCGGGGCGAGTGTTTTACGGGGGTGTACGTCACGGCAGAATTGGGCACAAGATATTCTTTTCGCAAATACTTCAGACAGACGAGCAATTAGGACAATGCTACCAAGAGCAGGACCCAACCTCAGAAAATTTTAATGCGTTACTTCCCAATGATGGCGGGGTAATAATTGTTAATGAGATGGGTATGGTCCGAGATATGAAGGTCATAGGTTCCAATCTATTCATATATACTACTAATGGGGTGTGGGTATTGCGCGGCGGGGAGTCTGGATTCTTTGAGGCCAATGCTTTTAACATATCTCAGCTGAGTACAGCTACCTGTACGTCCCTGTTTGGAGTAGCAGAGGTAGAGGGTACTCATATCTTTAGCGGAGACGAGGGCATCCATGCTATCAGTGTCAGCAACCAAGGCCAGCCGCAGACTACCAATATAATTAAGGACACCATATTGTCGCAGTGGACAGCTATTGAAAAGATACAGCAGGAGCGTGTGCAACTGCACTACGACTCCGCTCAACGAAGATTGTATGTTCTGTTTTCATTGACAGACGCTGGTTCCAACAACTTTTCTTACGATACAGCGTTGGTACTAAGCACACAATTTAATAGCTGGTACAAGTTAAAGTTCCCTTTGTCGGTGGCTAACGGGGAATACATCACCGGAGCAGTAGCCCTACGAGAGGGCTCTAGCGATGAAGCTATGCTGAAATTTTTTGTCATAGATAATTCTAGGGCAGACCTTCTGGTCTGTGACATGGACGGTGCGTTGTACCTAGATTGGGAGGGTACGGAGCAGATACCCTTCATGATAACGCAACCTGATAACCCTGTGCTCACAGATGTAGGTGGAGACCAGCCCGTTAACTTTGAACTGAAGAAGATGGGGGCTATTATCACTACCTATATGAAACGCACCGAGACAGGGTACATAGATACAGGCGGAGGCGTGTTAGATGAGGTTAATCCCTCATCTCTCACCATGCAGGCACGCTGGGACTGGGCGGACCATACCAACTCAGGTAAGTGGGGCACAGCCCAGCAGGTGTACAGACACAAGAGAGAGTTTCTAGCCGCAACCGCAAGCAGTACGTTTGACGATGGCGAGCTGGTTATTGTGTCCCGCAGTCGCGTGAGAGGGAGGGGGAGAACCTTACAGTTGCGGTTCGACGGAGCTGCGGGCTTTGACGCGCACCTTCTAGGCTACGGGAAAAAGTATAACGTAAGAGGCAAGCAGTAATGGCATTTCAAGCAGTAGCATTTGGTGTAGGAGCAGGGCTTGCTGGGCTTAGTGCCATATTTGGGCTAAAGGCTAGTAAAGCCAAGAGAAGACAGGCTAAAGCGGAACGTAGAGCCCAAGAGATTTCCAACTTTAGGGCGGTGCGAGAGGTGATTCGTGTATCTAGGCTAGCAAGAGCTGCTAATATATCGAATGCCGCAGCATCGGGAGCTGAGCTTGGCTCGTCCGGGGTGCAGGGAAGTCTAGCATCTGTGGGAGCTAGAGCTGGCAGTAGTCTGTTTATCAATAATCAGATTTCTGCCCTCCAGAAGAACGCTTTTGACCAGTCTCTGAAGGCTGACAAATTCAGCACCTTTTCCTCGATAGCAGGTTCGTTTGCTAGCTTGGCCCTGACAGCAGGGGCCACGTTTGGGGGCACTACACCAGACCCCACAACAGGCGTTAAGACATTTGGCCTGCCAGCACAACCTGAGTCCTTCGCGTTTGAGCCTATAGGTGGTGGCGGTTAATGGCGCACAAAGAAGCAATTACTACATCCCTAGTGCAGCCTCCACAGGCTGACTTTCAGCCCATACCTCCGCGCACACCGCGCTTAGAGGCAATTAAAGCTGTTACGCCTATGCACGATAACAACTCGGAGGAGATAGCCTTCGTAGTATCGCAAGCTATGGGTAACACGGAGCTGTTTGACCGTCTAAGGGACTCATACGCTGCGTTCGGCAGGTCAGCTGAGTGGGAGGACTACCTAGAGAACTTCTTGGCAGTCAAGAACGAGCAAAGTAAGCGGCGCATACTAAGGAAGGCATCCAACAGGCTGGCCTCCTTGCAAGAGCTGGGCGTACCCTTTGACCCTAAGCTGATTGTGCGTGATTTACAGGACGATGAGGGCAAGCGCACAGATATACGCAGCACCTCACCGGAGTACACAGCCTTCGTTACAGAGCTAATCAACGCAGGCACTCAAGGAGAGAACAATACAACCAAGAGCTTCCGAGAGGACGTAGGTAACTTCTCACCTGAAGAGTATGTGGACGTTGTCAAGCAGATACAGAGCAAACACTTCCAAGAGCGTGATGCTATACTGGAGGAATACGGTGATTTAAGCGTAGGCCAAGAGATACGCAACTTCTTACAGTGGATTCTGCCTCAAGACATCTTTGAACAGCCCTCTATCCGCAAGATTTTTGGGGTAGAGTTTGGCTTTTCAAGTAAGGAGCTGTTATGGGGAGAGTTCCTTAAGGCTATCCGAGAAGAAGTCATTCGTATGCAGCCAGAAGAGCGGCTGGAGTCCATGCGGAAAATGATGGAGTGGTTCAAAAGCCACCCGATTGCAATAAATCCGGGGCGCGTAACAGAATTCTTGCATAGCGTGTATACAGACGAGGCTATCCTTGGACTACCGGAGTCTGAGCAAGCTAGCCAGCTTATACGCTATCTACAAGACGCAGTAACAGTCATAGATGCTACTATCATAGGTGGCGGACTGGCTCGCATGTTCAAAGGGCTAGGTGTACAGGCCCGAGCATCTATCAATACATCACAGAGAGTGAATCGAGAGGCCATGTCCCAAGAGATGGCCCAACTAATGTTCTCAGACGGGCCCACACGCAGGGGAGTGGCTATGAGTCAGCTGCCCAAGCCCGGCCCCAGTACTGGCAAGGCATTTGCTGACGTGGAAAACCTACCAGATGACATACTAAGGGAGTCTGCCCGTATAAACGCCATTGAGGGGACTATCAGACCCATCATTGACAAGACACGGAGGCTTAACTACACCCCTAGGGACCTCAAGCACGCTACAGCCAGTGTCAGAGAGGAGGCTGAGTATGCTTCTAGGGCTACAGTACGTCCCGGACGCACTCAAATGGAGCAGCACGTAGATGGAGGAGGTGTGCGAGTAGGGCTGGTGGTAGGGCAGGACGCTAAGTATGGTTTCCGCTCACCTGAGCAGGCTCTTGACAGAGCGCTAGACATAGACCCAACCCTACAGTCCATCGAGATTCTGAGAGTCAACCCTGAAACACAGATACTAGAGAAGTTTATCACCATCAGGGAGCTAGCGGAGGCAAGTCTCAGTGCTGTCAGGTCGGGTAAGTTCAAGGGAGCACAGGCTACCCGTGCCCTTGCCGAGACCAACAGACAGGTAGTAGAAGTAAGAAGAGCCCTTAAAGAAAAAAGACTGTCGGCTAAGAAAAGAGAGCAGTTAGAGCAGAATCTGACTAGCCTGCTCCGCAAAATACAGCAGTCACAAGCTAGACTGGGTAAGGTTATAGGCCCCGACGAGTACTACCTACGTGTGGTGCAAGACCACTTCTGGACTCCGCTGGATAAGGCGGTATTCGGTAGTGATGTAGTACTACACGGTGGAATGACTAAGAGATGGCTACTGACCCCCTCTGCTCAGTTCAGCGCGGAGGCTGTCAAGCCCTACATGCTACAGTTTGGGGCAGAGAACTCCCTTATTCCGCTCATGCAGCACATAGTACGGCCCATAGCCAAACTGCCATCACGCTCTAGGAAGGTAGTCAATGAGATGTGGGAGTGGACCCTCAACGAGGGCACCAAGACTAAGCGAGTAGCTACTTTTGACGAGATAAGAGCTGCCTTTCCCGAAGCCAGCGTGAAGGAGTACAGTGGATGGTACACCATGAAGCGGTTTTACGAGGGTATATACGAGATTCAGAACCAGCAGCTGTTCCGAGACTGGAACAACCGTGGGTTTAAGACT